TTATATAAATTATAAAAATACTAGACTGCTGTTTGATTTTTATATTAAGTCACTTGGTATTCTCATAGAGTGCCAAGGGCGACAACATACCGAGTTTGTAAAACATTTTCATGGGCAAGTTGAAAATTTTTATGACCAGCGTAGAAGAGATAATTTCAAAGTGGAATATTGTGAAGAAAATGATTTGACTTTAGTTTTATTTTTTGATACAATAGACACAATAAACAAAGAATCAGTCTTAAATCGTATATATGAGGCAATGAATGGTTAGAAGGGTTTTTAATATTAATGACTACATTGGTCAAGTTTTTGGTAAACTTACCGTGCTTAGCAAAGCGTATAAAGACACTGATTACGCTACGTTGGCTTTATGTAGATGTATCTGCGGTAGAGAGTATGTAGTTAGGCTTGCACATCTTATAGACGGTAAAACTACTTGTTGTATAACTTGTTCTAATAATAAGCTATTTGCTTCTGATTATATAGGTAAAAAATTTAATAGTTGGACTGTTATAAAAGAGGTACCTAATTTAAAAACTAAAAATGTAAAGGTTCTCTGTAGATGTGTATGTGGTACTGAAGAGGAAAAAATTTTAGGCATAGTCTTACGTGGTGCAAGTAAACAGTGTAAAATTTGTTTTATTAATAGAGCCGCTCCTGAACAATACTTAAATAAATCTTTTGGTTGTTACACTATAGTTAGTGTATTACCAAAAAATAACAGACATACAACAGTTTTATGTAGATGTGTTTGTGGTTCACTCAGTGCTCATAGATTAGCACATATAATTACATTAAATAATCAAACTAACTGCAAAGAGTGTGTTGCTACTTATAAAGATGTTGGTAGAATTAAAGGAGTCTTTTTTAATAAACTACATAATGGTGCTTTAAAACGTAACTTGGTTTTTGATATAGACCAGGAGTATATAGATAATTTATTTACATTACAGGCTGGTAAATGTGCTCTTAGTGGTATTACACTTAGTTTTGAGAAAAATGCTCTGTATAAAGCTTCTTTAGACCGTATAGACAGCTCTTTAGGGTATATTAAGGATAATGTGCAGTGGGTTTTACGTGAGATTAATTTTATGAAGAGTAATTTAGAAGAAGTACATTTTAAAAATATCTGTGTAGCAATAAGTAATTATAATAAAGGAGCTTGAATATATGGTTTTTAATTTAATTAATATAAATAGAAAAAATCATGATAAAGATTGTCAAGACTGGTGCCCATTGAAAGATGGTACAGCTACTGGTGACCCAAAGTACTGTGATTTAAGTCAATATTGTCGACAAATCGGTATGAAAACTGATTGGTATCATTTTTTTAACTACGAAACTAAGGAGTATGACTTTGATTATTTCTGTACTGGATTTTATTGTACGGAAGAAAATAAAAGAGATGACAAAGAGGTATCTTAATGGAAAATGATTTACTACTATATCAAAAATGTAGACCAGAGAGTTCATTAATAGAGCAAGTTTTTTCTTATGATGTTAGAACTCTTGAACAAACAGATGATTTATTTGTTAGTAGAAGTGTTATTGCTTTATCTCAGTACTTAGTATATTTTAAATCTCAATATAATATTACTAAATCAGCAATAACCAATAAAGAACGTGTTATGGAGGGTGTTTTATTTGGTTTAATCACTTCTGACATACTTAAAGAACATAAAACCAAAAAAGATGCCCGAGCAGCTTTAGTATTATCTAATCAGGTTTTGAATAAGCTGCAGGAAGAGATAGACGCTCTAGATGATGAACTTGTTCTTCTTGAGGGTATGGATAAGACTATTATGGAACTTATAGCTGCTTTTAAACGTGAATTAACTAGGAGAGAGAATGAGCTATACCAAAGGAAGCATTACAAATAATATGTTAGGAAATGTTAAAACTTTTTGTGATACTTCTAATGAACGTAGCATATTAGCTACAATTTCATGTAATGAGGATGCCTTTTTTAATGTATTAGCTAGAGTAGATGAAAGTGACTTTTTAGCACCTGAATCTAGAGCATATTTCTCTATACTATGTCTTTTAAATAAAGCTGGTTATACTAAGTTTACTAAGATTCTACTTAATAAAACAGCAGCAGATTTAAATTGTGATGAACTTTGTAGTGAGGCTTTTATAGACGCTATATTGAATGTACATGTAGAAAGTAGTAATTTAGATAAGCTTATAACTAAGTTAGTAGATGATAGTACAAAATATAAACTTTTTTTGAAATTAAGTACTCATTCTGAGGCTGTTTTAAATAATGCGGCTACTCTAACCAGTAAGAGTAGTGAGGATTTGATTAATATAGTACAGTCTGATTTAATATCTTTGTCTATACATAGTGATGCTATTTCTGAGCCTATACATATTTCAGATGGTTTGGAAGAATACATAGATAATATAATGCATGTACATACCCCAGTTATTGGTTTGTCTACGGGTTATCCTATTTTAGATAAAGTTATTGATGGTTTAATCCCAGGCACTTTGATGATTGTAGCTGCTAGAAAAAAGATGGGTAAATCTACTTTTTTAACAAATATCGCATCGCATGTTGCTGTTAATGATGGATTACCTACTTTATACGTAGATACTGAGATGACTTTTAAAGAATGGCGAGATAGGGTTTTAGCTATTATTAGTGGCGTACAGGAAAGAACTATTAAACATGGTGGTTTTAAAGACGATAAAGAGGTGCTTAAACGATTACAAGATGCTGTTAAGTACTTAAATAAAAGTAAACTTTTTCATCACTACTTGCCTGGATATAATTTAGAAAAGATTTCAGCTTTGTATAAAAAGTATAAATTTAAAGAAGATATTCAGTTAGCAGTTTTTGATTATATTAAGGAACCAGAGTCTTCTAGTATTGAAGCTGGTAGAAAAGAATACCAGATTTTAGGAGATGTTACAACACGGTTGAAGGATTTATCAGGACAATTAAATATTCCTTTTTTGGCGGCAGTGCAGGTTAATAGGTCAGGAGATGTAGCTGATTCAGATAGAGTAGCTCGTTACGGAGATATTGTTGCTTTTTGGGGACTTAGAGATTTGAAAAAAGCTGAGGAAGAAGCCGTTGATTTAGATATAGCAGGTCATTATAGTTTATGTATTAAAGATACTCGTAGAGGTGGTGCAACAGGTGAATGGGGTATAGGCTTTAAGTTTAAAAAAACTAAGTTACGTGTTTTAGAGGTTAGTCAAGAGAATCAAGTAGAGACTTTTGATTACTTAAATGATTTGAAAATAGATTTAGGAAAAGAAACTACTACTGGTTTAAATGCATATGATGACTTCTTATAATAAAAATGACATACAGTTATTAAAAGAAAGTGTAGATTTATCTTTACTTCTTCATTCTTTAGGTTTTAAAATAACTACTGAGAACACAAGAGAGATAAGAGCTTCTTGTGCTATACATGGTGGAGATAATAAAAGTGCTTTCCGATTGAATAAAGACACTAGAACATGGCTTTGTTTTACAAATAAGTGCCATGAAACTCATGGATATGACTTATTAGGTCTTATAAAAGGAGTTTTAAAAGTAGACTTCAAAGAAGCTGTTAAATACTTACAGGATTTAGTAGGGGATACCACTTTAAACTCTAACTTAAGAGTTTCAAAACAATTTTCTAGGGATAAGGACGCTTTTATTAGAAGTTATGCTTCGCCTAAAAAACCAGCTTATGTAAGTGAAGACCATTTAATTTCTTATAGACCTTTACGCTCCACCACTTTTAAAAGAAAGGATAACTTTTCTGATAATACTTTAGATTATTTTGAAGTAGCTGGTGGGCTTACAGATGACTATGGTATAAGACGCGACATAATACCTATTAGAGATGCAGAAGGGTTATTAAAGGCATATTCTTTAAAAGACACTCGGTTAAACCCTCCCGACGACTCTTATAAATACATAATAACTGCTGGTTTTATTAAAGATACTGTACTATATAACTTGCATAATGCTAAAATATATGGTAATATAGTACCATTAATTGTTGTTGAGGGTTTTAAATCTGTTTGGCGTTTGTACGACTATGGTATTTATAATGTAGTTTGTACTATGGGTTCTTTTATTAGTCCAGGACAAATAGAACTACTAAAGATTTATGCTTCTAAAGGAGTTATTATTATGTATGATGCAGATAAAGCAGGAAGAATAGGTGCTTTGTCAGGTAAGGCTTCTTTAGAACATATAGGTTTGCCTGTTATAGATATAGATATTACTTCTGTAGTTGCTAAAGAAACTGACGGACCAGCTGAACTTAGTTCTGAAATAATTTATGGATATTTAAATGAATATATTAGGTGATAATGTTGTTAAATTAGTAGGAAAAATAAAATATAAAGAAATAAATATTTATAATGACTATACTAATTTTAAATGTAAATTAGCCATACCTACTGAGGATTCTTTTCAATACATTAAGGTGAGTGCTTGGGGAAGTACTGCTGAGCTTTTAGCAGAATTGCCCAATGATACTTATATTAAATTGTTTGGTCATATAGAAGAAACGTCATATGACACAAAGTGTAAGTATTGTCAGGGACCTCAAAAGGTATATTGGACAAATGTAGTAGTAGATAGTTTTATTTTATTATAACTTAAAGGAGTGTTTATGGAAAATGATACAGATGTACAGGAAGATATTATGTATGCTATGCCTACATTATCAATGTTACCTGCTAACAATTATAGAATACATGTAGGTGATGATACTTATTCTATGCGTGTGCCTTGTAAAGGTACTTATTTAAGTCTAGACCACGAATTCTTTTCTGAAGATGACGGTGATTTTGTAATTTTTGATAATAATACTTTGAATGTTTCTACTATAACTAAAGTACTATTTGGCCTTAAAAAATATCCAGATTTAGCTGATAACCAGTTATTTTGCCCTATAAATTTTGTAATAGATAATGATACTATTGTTATAACTGGTAAAATTGTTACAATGCTTGGTGATTAATTTATGAAAGATTACTATTCTATTTTAGGTGTCGCAAGATCCGCTTCAGATGAGGATATAAAAAAAGCTTTTAGAAAATTAGCTTTGCAGTATCATCCTGATAAAAATAATGGTGACGACACTAAATTTAAAGAAATAAATGATGCTTATCAAATATTATCAGATGCTGACAAGCGAAGACAATATGATAATCCAGGGCAGTCTTTTTCTGGTTTTGATATAAATGACT